AAAGGAAAGACTTATAAATTTACAGGTGCATTTGCTCCAATAAATCAAATCACAGGTTTAATTTATTTTTAGATATTTATATATACAAGAATAAGAGGTATTATGGCAAAAGAAAGTAAAAATCTACAAAAAGTCCAAGATATGTTGGATGGAAATTATGGTGGAAAGATACAATCTGGATATTCACATACTGAAGAAGTAAGAAAAGTTGGTGATAAATGGACAGATAGTGAAGGATACGAGTGGGAACAGAAAGAAGGATATAAATATAAAATACCTTCAATGCCAGCTGTTGGTATGTTTTCTCACCAATGTAAAGATTGTCAAAAAAATTGTAGTCCAAAGACAGCAAAGCCGTGGGATAGAGATTGTTTTAAAGCGGATGGTAGATGTTATTATTGTCAGATGGATTATGAAGTGGATTTAAAAGTTAAACCAATAAGATGGTTTGCTTATAGAAGATTAAAAGATTTGAGAAATATGGATTCTCTTGAAAAAGATATGATTCAATGGGTTGATGAAATGGAAAAAAATAGAGAAAGAAATCCATTTGATGAAAAAGTAGCCAATGCTTTAGCAAATGGTGAGGTTGAAATGTCAATAAATAAAGTAACTAATAAACTCGTATAGGAGAAAAACTATGGAATGGGTAATGGCAAATTGGGAATGGATAATGTTAGGATTTTACACATTAGAAAAAATCGTAAAATTATCACCAAGTAAAAAAGACGACATCATATTCGATGCAGTAATTAAACCTGTGTGGGATAAACTACCTTTCGGTAAGTAAGATGTTTAGCAAAATCAAAAAATATGTAATTGGATTTTTTGTTTTGGCTGGAGGTATTCTTTTTGCTTTCTTGAGTGGTAAAAGTGCTGGACGAAAGAAAGAACGATTAGGTGGATTGAAAGATAAAATCAAAGAAACCGATAAATCAATCAAGAAAACAGAAAAGAAAAAAAGAGGAATTAAAAAGTCTCTTGAAAGCAAAAAGAAATCGTTAGAAGAAATTAAAAAACAAAGAGAATCATTTGGTGCATATAATAGTCCAAGTTCAAATGCTAAAGATGCAGCTGATTATCTTAAAAAATTTAGCAAGGAGAAAAAATAATGGCACAGACTGATGGTGGAAACCAAAGACAAAATAATAATCCTTTGCCAGGAGATGGTGCTAACAATCAAACAAGACCTGGTAAAACAAGAAATGCAGGAATGAGTGGATTAAGTGGAACTGCGGGGCAAAGTGCTCTGTATAAGATATATGGTACAAATGAACCTTATAATGGATTAACTGTTGAAGTAGGTGGATTTTTGTATTCAACTATGGGTGGAGCTTTAGAGGGTGACTCTTATCAACTTATGGCAAATTCACCACAAGCAGACCCAAATAAAAAACTAATCACTCCTACTAACCCACAATCATCTCAAATTCCTCCAATTTCATCAACAAGACCTGGTGGTGGAAATCAAAATACAACACCAGGTGGTCCAAGAAATGATAAAATAAATCAAGGTGGGAGTTCATATTAATGTATAAATTATTATTTATATTATTAATTACTTTTTCATTCACACAAGAGGTTTGTGATGGAACTTGTTTTTCGGAAGAGGAAATTCTGAATATAACAGGCAATATAAAAGAGCTTGAATTTAAACTTAAAAAGGGTTTGGAGATTGAAACTAATTTAAATTCACAAATTCAATCTTATATTGAACAAGAGAAGTTAAATGAATCTTTAATCAATGATTATAAAAATCAATTACAATGGAAAGAAGAAATGATTGATTTGGTGAAACCAAAATGGTATGATAATAAATATCTTTGGTTCTTTGGTGGAATGATAATAACAAGTGGTTCTGTATATTTAGCAGGACAGATAAAATGAGTGATTTAAAACAAGCTATACAAAGGGAATACTTGAAATGTGCATCCGACCCTGTATATTTTATGAGAAAGTATTGTACTATTCAACACCCTACAAGAGGTAAGGTGAAGTTTGATTTATATCCATTTCAAGAAAAATGTTTAACAGAATTTAAAGACAATCGTTACAATATAATTTTAAAAGCTAGACAATTAGGTATTTCAACTTTATCAGCTGGATATTCATTATGGTTAATGTTATTTCATAATGATAAAAATGTTTTGGTAATTGCTACAGGTAAAGAAACTGCTAAAAACCTTGTTACAAAGGTTAGAGTGATGTATGAAGGATTACCTCAATGGTTAAAAACAGGAACAGAAGAGATAAACAAATTATCATTAAGATTTAAAAATGGTTCACAAATTAAAGCGATTGCATCTAATGAATCTGCTGGTCGTTCTGAAGCATTATCACTACTGATAATTGATGAGGCTGCGTTTATTGACAAGATAGATACAATATGGACAGCTGCACAACAAACACTAGCAACTGGTGGTGGATGTATTGCTCTTTCTACACCAAATGGTGTTGGTAATTGGTTTCATAAACAATGGTTAGGTGCTGAAGAGGGTTCAAATCAATTTAACACAATTAGATTACATTGGACAGACCATCCTGATAGAACGGAAGAATGGAGAAAAGAACAAGATAAGATTTTAGGACCATCACAAGCAGCTCAAGAATGTGATACGGACTTCTTATCTTCTGGACAATCAGTAGTCGACCCTGCAATTCTACAATGGTATAAAGAAGAATTAACTGAAGCTCCTATTGAAGAATTAGGAATAGATAGAGGTATGTGGGTATTTAGACAACCTGATTATACAAAAGAATATATAGTAGTTGCTGATGTGGCTCGTGGTGATGGAACGGATTTCTCAGCTTGTCAAGTGTTTGAAGTTGATGATATGGAACAAGTTGCAGAATATAAAGGACAATTATCTACTACAGATTATGGAAACTTCTTAATTGAAGTTGCAACAAAATACAATGATGCTTTACTTATAGTTGAGAACAACAATATCGGTTGGGCTACAATACAAACTATTATTGATAGAGGATATAAGAATCTATTCTATCAATCAAAAGATTTACAAGTTGTTGATACAGAACATAACATTACAAACAAATACAGAGCACAAGATAGAAATATGGTGCCTGGTTTTTCAACAACTACAAAAACTCGTCCATTAGTGATAGCTAAAATGGAAGAGTATACAAGAGAAAAATTAGTGAAAATTCACTCAAATCGATTAATTGATGAATTATTTGTATTTATATACAAGAGTGGAGTTTCACATTCAAAAGCAGAAGCAATGCAAGGTTACAATGACGACTTAGTTATGTCTTATTCAATAGCACTTTGGGTTAGAGATACAGCTCTAAGACTACAGAAAGACAAAAATGACCAACAATGGGCAACAATGAACTCAATGTTGAAGTCAAATGGAAACAAATCGGAACACGCAGCAGGTTTTGGAGTAGGTTCTACTGGACAACCACAAAAGAATCCATATGAAATGGATAATGGTGTGGGTGAAAAAGAAGATTTAACTTGGTTAATTAAATAAGAGGTAAAAAATGGCAGACAATGAAAATATATTAACGAGATTAGGAAAATTATTCCAAAATCAAATCGTAGTTAGAAAAACAGATTCAGGACAAGTTAAGGTAAAAGATGTTGAGTTTTCTCAAACAGCTTTAACTTCAAACTTTATTGATAGGTATAATAAGATACATTCGGGTGGAAATAATATGTCATCATATCAAGCTAAACAAAATGCTAGTGCATATGATATAGCTCGTAAAGAATTGTTTAGAGACTATGAATTAATGGATGCTGACCCAATTATATCATCAGCGTTAGATATTTATTGTGATGAATCTACGGTTGATAATATTGAAAACAGAATAATGAAAATTAAAACTGATAATCCAAAAGTCCATAAAATTTTACATAACTTATTTTATGACATAATGAACATTGAATTTAACCTATGGAGTTATATTCGTAATATGACTAAATATGGTGATTTCTACTTACATTTAGATATATTGGATAAACACGGAGTTGTTAATGTAAAACCTCTTTCAGTATATGAAGTGAATAGATTAGAAGGGCATGACCCAAGTAATCCAAAATTGGTTCAATTTGAAGTTCAACAATATTCAGAAACAAGAAGAGCAAAGGCGGGTGATTTTTATGAAAACTATGAAATTGCTCACTTTAGAAATATGGCTGATACAAACTACTTACCTTATGGTAAATCAATGTTGGAGGGTGCAAGAAGAGTATTTAAACAATTAACTCTTATGGAAGACGCTATGTTAATTCATAGAATGATGAGAGCACCAGAGAAAAGAGTATTTAAAGTAGACATTGGAAACATTCCACCAAATGAAGTTGATAACTTTATGCAACAAATCATTGGTAAGATGAAAAAAACACCTGTGATGAATAGTAATGGTGAATATAATTTAAAATACAATATGGAATCAGTAACAGAAGATTATTACTTACCTGTTCGTGGTGGTGATAGTGGAACATCTATTGATACTTTACCAGCATTAAGTAATGAGGGTGCTATCGATGATGTTGAGTATTTAAGAAACAAAATGATGGCAGCATTGAAAATACCAAAAGCATTTCTTGGATATGATGAGAATGTAGGTTCAAAAGCTACATTGGCTGCTGAAGATGTAAGATTTGCAAGAACAATTGAAAGATTACAGAAGATTGTAGTTGCTGAATTAGAAAAGATTGCTATTGTTCACTTATACACACAAGGGTTTGATGATGCGGAATTGATTAATTTTGAATTGGAATTAACAAATCCATCAATGATACATCAACAAGAAAAATTAGAATTGTTAACAATGCAGAAAGACATAGCTAATGACTTGATTGAAAATAAATTATTTTCAAGACAATGGATATATGATAATATCTTTGACTTAAACGACCAAGAAAAAGTTGATGTTTTTGATGGTGTTATTGAAGATAGAAAACAAGCATTTAGAATGGAACAAATTGAAACAGAAGGAACTGACCCAGCCGAAGGTGGTGGTGAAGAAGTTGACAATGACGAAGACTTTGAAATGGCTAGACGAGGTGAACACGGTGGTGACAGAAGAAGTGGGACTGGTAAGAAAGAATTTGGTAATGAATACAGTGCCAAAGACATAAAAGATGCAACAAAGTATGAAAGAGAACGATATGGTAAACGAGAGTTTAAAGGTGGTTCTCCACTAGCTACATCAAAAGGTGCTACAATAGTTGCAAGAGAAGGACTACTAAATCAGTTAAAAGATAACTTTGGTAAAGATTTAGATAAGTCTATGTTAAATGAAGAAATTATTTTAGATGAAGAAGAATAAAATTGGATTATTTACAAAAAACATTATATTTATATATGAATAATTACATAAATAGTGACCAATTAAAATGGGGACTTAGACATGCGTAAAGTTAAACACAATAAAATCCGCAATACTGGTCTATTGTTTGAATGTTTACTTAGACAGATTACATCTGATGTATTAAACAAAGATAATAATAGTAAAGCGGTATCTATCGTTAAAGATAAATTTAACGAAAATACGGAGTTAGGTAAAGAACTTGCTCTGTATAATATTTTAATTACAAAGAAATTTAAATCAGACTCAAAAGCTGATTATTTTATAAATGAGGTTATGAAAACAAGGGGTGATTTAAATAACTCTACACTTCGTAGAGAGAAATATAATTTGATTAAAGAGATTCAGTCAAATTATGATTTACAAAAATTTATGTCTTCCAAAGTTCCAAACTATAAGGTTTTTGCTTCTATTTATAAATTATTCGAATACAACACTTTATCACCTGATGAAAAAACTGAGTCGTTTTTCAATATCGTTGAACATGTTACAACTGAAGATAAAAGTATTAAATTATCAGAAACTGTTCATACTTTACCAGATGATGAAGATTTAAGAATCCTTACTTACAGAACTCTTTTAGAAAAATTCAATCAAAAATATACAAAATTAAGTGGAGCTCAAAAGAACTTACTTAGAGAGTATATCAATAATGTATCTAATACTAATTCATTAAAAGATACCTTAAAAGAGATTGTAAAGGGGCTAAAAAACGATTTAAAAACACACTCTAAAAATCTTAAAGATAAAGTTGTAAAAATCAAAATGAGTGAAGCTATAAAATCTATTGACAAATTCTGTGGTATAGAAGATAAATCAGATGTTGTTAAAGATGAATATGTTATTCAGACAATGAGATACTTAGAACTTGTAAAGGAAGTGAAAAAAAGTGGAAATAAAAAACAGAAAGTTATTTAAAGAGTTAATTAAAAAATTAACCCTTGAACTTTTAGACGAAGAAAGTTTAGAAGAAATATCCACAACTGCTGGTGTAGATGGATATTCCACACCAAACGCTTTTAGTTCAAAAAAGGACGAAAAGAAAAAGAAAAAAAGATTAAAAAAGAGCACTGGTTACTCATGGGTAAATGAAGCTCTTGATGATAAAGATTTAAAACAAATAACAAAATTAATAAGAAATGTCGTTGGTGATATATTGAGAGATATATGGCTTAAACGAACAGCTTGGAAATAGGAGATAATAAATGTCAAATTATGTAGCAGATGGAAATAAGCAAGTACCTAATAGTCCAACAATACAAGGTACTCAAGTTAGTCGTGCTGCTTGTCCCGTAGGAAATACTGTAGTAAAAAGACCATCATATGTTAACATTAATACTGTTGGCACATATGCTTTTTTATATGAAACAACAGCTTCTATTGGAGGAACGACTACTGCTGGTTTTGTAACTGGTTCAATTGTTGTAGCAAATCATGGTAATGTAAAATTAGATATAAATCCTCTTGCTTGGACAAGATGTGATGCTGCAAATGCAGTCGGACAAGTAACATTTGTATATGTGAGGACAAGATAATGAAAGATATAATTGTAGATTACATACCATTTGAAATAACACCTCAACAAATCAATGAGTCAATGAAAAATAATGATGGAAGATTAGTTGTTAAGGGTGTATTGCAAAGAGCAGAAGCTAAAAATCAAAACGGAAGAGTTTATCCAAGAGAAACCTTAGTCAGAGAAGCCAAAAAATATGCTGAGATTCAAATTGCTGAACGAAGAGCATTAGGTGAACTTGACCATCCAGATTCTTCTGTTGTTAACTTAAACAATGTATCACATAATATACTTGAAATGCATTGGAAAGGTAATGATTTAGAAGGAACTGTTGAGGTTCTTGGAACACCAGCTGGAAACATCTTAAAAGAATTATTTAAATCAGGTATTAAACTTGGTATATCTTCGAGAGGACTTGGTTCAGTAAAAGAAATGAATGAAGATGATTCAGTAGAGGTTCAACCAGACTTTGAACTTATTGCTTTTGATTTCGTATCAAATCCATCTACACACGGAGCTTTCTTATCTCCAACAAATGAAGGAAAATTAAACGAAAGTGCGGGTGCTTGTGATTTAGCAACTGGTACTTGTTGTCACGATTGTAAAGTTGAATCTATAATTAACGATATATTCAGAGGAGAATAAGATGGATTATAAATCTTTAATGGGATATAATGATAAGAAGAAAAAAGAATCAAAACCTAAACAGAATAAAGTATTGGAATCTATCAAAGATGAGTTTAATATAAATGAAGGTCCTGCTTACGAATACAAAAAACATTCCAAAAAAATAGACAAATCATTAAAAGAATTACAGAAAAATTATTTAGAATTTTATGAAACTTTAAGAAAAAAAGGACTTCACGATGAAGCTGCTGACTTTCTTGATAACTATAAAAAGAATGTAGTTGGATTTACTAAAAAATATAAAAAAGATTTCGGAAATTTACTATAATGCCATTCAAATCCGAAAAACAACGGAAATGGATGCACGCAAATGATCCTGAAATGGCCAAGAAATGGGAAAAGAAAGAGAAAAAAATGAAACGAGTTAAAGAATTGATAAAGAAAATGGTTCGTGAAGAGTTGGCTGAAATGAAAGAGTCAAAACTTAATGAATTTAACAAGTCACATTTCCTTAATCTAATTAAACAAGAAATAGAAAGTCTTAAAGGTCAGATTGCATATGCTAAAGATAAGGTTAATTATAAAGGAACAGCTGATTGGGAAAAGAAAGAATTTAAAGCAGTTTTAAAAGATAAGGTAAAAGATTTATCTAAAACAATAAAACATTATAAAAGAGTTCAGAAACTTAAAGAAGGAAAACTTACAGAAGCTAAAGAACCACTATGGACAAAAGAAACTGTTAAAGATGCAATCAAACAAATCAAAAAAGGTTTAAAAAATGCAGTTCCTTACTTAGATGGTATTGGTACTGGTTTTGGTGGTGAATCTATTATAGGTAAAATATCATTAGATGATAAAAAAACTTGGACAAATAATATATTAGAAAATTCAAGATGGGCTTTAATACATTTCCATCCTGATGGGACACTTGATACGATTCGTATGCATGGTTGGGGTGATTTTAAAACAAGAAAAAAAGTTCCAATTTTAAGAAAATCAAAAAACAAAAGTATAAAACAAGCTGTTGATAGAATGGGTAAATACTTTACTGTTGTTAGATTAAAACACCCAGATACAAAGGGTAAATAGAATGATTAAATTAAAAGACATATTAAACGAAGCTTCAACAAGTGAATCATATCAACAGATGAAAAATATGTTGAAAAATGGTTTACCAATGATATTTCCAAGAGAAGAAGGTGAACTTCAAGAAAAATATTATTCTAAAACAGTACATAATGGTGATGTTGGTGCATTAATTCAAGCAGTAATGGTTGGTGACCCTAAAGCTATAAAATTATGGCCAAAAGCTGAAAAGGTAATAAAAAAGAATATAGCTGATTTCTATAAAGAAGATATTATGATTAAGAAAAAATTAAATATTGAAAGAAATAAAGTATTGATGATGATGGGTAAATATGGAAAGAAATTAAAGGTATGATTAAATTAAAAGACTTATTATCAGAAGGAAAATGGGGAACTAAAGGTAAATATCTAACTATGCCAGATGGTGAAATATCATCAATACCTGGTGATAGAGATAGAGATTCTATTGTATTCAGTATTGGTCAATCTACATTTCGTCTTAATAGTTTTGCAGGTGGAAAGAAAATGTCTATAGTTGGTGATTACCAAAAAGATTTTAAAAATGTAAATGATTTAGTCAAATGGTTAAATAAAAATAAAGCTAAATATTTAGGAATAGATTAATGAAACTTCAAGACTTATTAAAAGATTTAGAATTAGGTAAGGTTTATACTGATAAAGACAGAAAACCTTTTAAAGTTAATGAAGACAAATGTAATTGTAATTGTAATTGTCATTCAGATAACATAGATGAGGCTGGTGCAATCGGAGGAGCTCTTGATTTGACTGATATGAATACATCTTATGTAGCTCCAAAAAGAGATACTGATGGTGTTAAAAATCAAGGAGTATTTTTACAAAAGTTTTCTTCTAAAGAAGCTAAAGCAATTATTGATGGTAATTTAAAGTTATGGGCAAAAGAATTAAGAAAAGTTCAATATAAAGTAATAAAAGATTGGATGTCAGCTGCTAAAAGTGGTAAGATTGATTTCTTTGATATTATACGAGGATTAAAGACAGGTGATGTTTCAAGAGCACATCAATATGAAACAGATTTTTTAGTTTCAGTACTAACACGAGATAAAATTATAGACAGATTTAGAAAGTATTTTGGTGGTAAAAAAGGTAAAAGTG